CGCTCACGCACCACGAACGCCGTAGCGCCGAACCGCTGGCGCAGCCATGCGCGGGTGCGCTCAGGGATCTCGAAGACGGACACCTGAGCGTCCGCACCCGTGGCGTAGGACTCGCGGTAGTCGTCGATGGCGATCGAGGTCACGCCGGCCGGAGTCGGCGCCTCTTGCAACAGGGAAGCATGGGCGAGGTCGCACACGAGGGCGATGATGTCCGCGGGAACGTCCGCATGGCCGGAGATGAACGTCACCTCGACGTTCACCGGCTCCCACGTCGAGCGCCATCCACCGGACAGCCACAGTGACGAACCCTGCCGCACGTAGGTCGTCACGGCCTCGCCGTCGACAGCGACCGACTCGACGTCAGTCACAGCGCCTGGCAGGTCAAGCCAGGGCTCACACGGGGCCGGGGCGGGGATGCTGATCGTCGCCGACACCTCGGAGATGGGACACCCAGCGGCGTCGCGCACGGCCTCGGATGCCGCAGACAAGGCCATATAGGCGCGGTCGATGTCGGTTACGTCGGCGCCCCGAGTCTGGAGGTCCGTCGCGGTAGCGAGCGGGTCGAATGCCACGACGAACCTCCAGACTCAGTGCGGTTGGGTGGATCAGGCGGTGGCGTCGAACTCGACCACGGCCAGCGCGGTCGGGCGGGTCACCTTGGCGCCGTAGACGTGCAGGCCCTTGACGCCATCCGCGAAGCGGTTCTCACGGCGCACGCCCTCAACCGACACGATCTGCTCGGCGAACGTGGTCGCCATCGAGTGGCCGGCGATCGCCAGACCGCCCGTCGCGGCGACGTCGGTCACGGCCGGCAGGTTGTTCGACTTGTACAGGTCGAGCCCGGCAACAGAGCCGATGTATCCGTTGGTGCGGGCACTGGGGCCGGCCTGGTCGCCGGGGGTGACGAACTCGTCGAGCTTGAGCAGGCGACCGTGCAGCGCCGGGGAGACGACCGCGAAACGGCCCTCCTCGGGGACGTTGTCCACGTCGAGCGTGACGGCGAGGTCCACGAACGAGTCGTAGAGGTTCTTCGCGATCGTGTGGATCGCCACGGTGCCGAGGTCGTTCGCGGTGCCCTGCGTGGCGGTGTTCATCGCCGCGAGGAGGAACGCGTCGGCGGTGTCGCGGAGCTGGTAGGTCGCGTTGTCGATCGCCTGGTTCATCACCGCGCCACCGTTGACGGCCTGCGCCCGCTCGATGTCGTCGAGCTCGAACGCGAAGTACTTCGCCTGGTCGATGACGAGCGAGCGCGTCGCGTCGTCGATGTCTTCCCAGGTGATGTCGTTGTGGGCGGTGTAGGAACCGATGGTGACGTCGTTGATCGACGTGATCTTGACCGAGTCGCCCATGCGCTTGATCTCGCCCTCGTACTCGCGGTTGACGAGCGAGCCGGCGACGGCCTTCTTGCGGAGGGCGACGAGGATCTTGGCGGTCCAGAGATCCGGGACGAAGTTGGTGATTGCCATGACGGGTCCCCTTTCAGGGGTTGGGGGTTACGTGCGGTTGAGGAGGTCTGAGAGACGCCCGTCGGCCTCGGCCTGGACGATCTGCTCAGGGGTCATGCGCGACATCTCTTCGCGGCTGACCTGCGCCGGTGCGGACTCGTTGCGAGCACCGCCGTCTGCGCCGCCCTGGAACCGCCCGCCGCCTTGCGCTGCGAGGTAGGGCTTGTCTGTGATGAGGGCGCCGATCGCGGAAGCGATGGCGTCGGAGTCGACGTCGCCGTCCTCGCCGACCTCGAACGTGGTGATATCGAGGAACCGGAGCGCGTCGAGCGGGTCTGCGAGCTTGCCCGCGGATGCGGCCTTGATCTCGGCCTTGAGGATGCGCTGGTTCGCCTTCGCCAGTGCGGCGGTCTCGACCTCGCGCGCGGCCTTCTGCGCCTCGAACTCGGCCTGCTTGCCCTCGACCTGAGCCTTCAGGGCTGCGAACTCGTCCGCGGCCTGCTTGGCTGCGGCCTTCGCCTCGTTGCGCTCGGCCTTCATGGCGTCGAGGGCCTTCTTGCCGGCGTCACCCAGGGCGGTTGCGCCCTCGGTCACGGCAGCGGACTCCGCGCCCGTCTCGGTGGCGGCACCGTCGGCAGTCGACTGGTCGACGGTGGCGGCCTCGGTGGTCGTGGTGTTGCTCATTGGTGCTCCCATTGCGGGTTGACCCAGCGGCCTTGCGCCGTCGGGGGGAATGTGGGGCTACGTCAGGTAGCCGAATCGCCGCAGCATCGCCACGGCCTCGGTGCGGTCGGACGCCAGCCGGTAGATGCCTTCCGGCGTCAACTTCCCGGCGCGCGCCAGGACTCGCCCGGACTCGCGGAGGCCGGATGAGTACCGGCGCACGTTCACGACTTGGCCTAGGTCGGCACCCTCTGCGAGCGCCTGCTGGTCGGCCTTGGATAGGCCCGTGACCTTGCCCTGACGAATCAGGTCGGTCGGGTCAGCGACGAGATCTGGTGCGGCCTCGGCGGTCGCGGGGATCATCGTGCAGTCGCAGCCGGGGTGACGCTTGAAGCCGTCCGAGTAGCGGTAGGTGCGACCCGCGAGGACCGCACACCGCGAGCACGACGGCGGCGACAGGTAGCGAACATGACCCACGCCCGGACGCACCGTCGAGGCGACAGACTCCGCAGAGCGACCAGCGTCCTGCACGAGCGACGCGGCCAGCCTGCCCACGTCCGTCTGTGGGGTGACCATGCGCGAGAGCATCCGGGCGTCCGTCGTGAACGCAAGTGGCGACAGCGACCCAGACGCGGCCACGTCGACACCCTGCTCGGTCAGCATGTCCGCCACGGCCTGCTCAGACATGCGCGCCTGTGCCGCCTGGTGAACGGTCAGGACCGACGCGAGAGCTACCGGGCTGGTAGCGGACTCCGCAGCGGTGGCCGCAGAACGCGCCAGCAACGCGGAACGTCGGTAGTGGCTACTCGCTGACCGGAGCATCGGGCGCCCGGCTCATGTCGTCGAGCAGTTGCTGCGTGACGGGGTCAAGCGCCTCGGCGCGACGGCGGGAAATCTCGCGGTCGATCTCGATCTGCGACATGCCGTAGCGGCGCTCGAGGATGCCCGCTGAGCTCCACCCGATCTGCGAGTCCTTCAGCGCGGCATCCGACGTCTGCGCGTCAGTCGCCGTCTCAGGGTTCTTCCACAGGATCTGCGCGGTGCGGCACGCCTCAGCTACGGACTCGTCGCCGCGCGCTAGTGCCATTAGCCGGAAGACCTTACGCATCGGCGCGGTTAGGTGCTTGTGCCCGTCGCGGACCTTCATGTGCAGCGGCGTCCGCAGAGAATCCAGCGTCTCGCCGTTCACATTGGACAGCGCACCGAAGTAGTTGAGCGGCACCTTGTTCTGAGCGCCGATGTGCTTCACCATGACGTCGATCACAGACGTGAACACGTCCAGCTTGGCCGCGTCCCACTGGCCCACCGTCGCCTGCCCCGTGAGCCACAACATGCGGCCCTTGGTCAGCGCCTCGATGTCAAGCGGCTTCTCGCCAACCTTGAGCCCGTTCGCGTCCAGAATGGGCATCTTCGGAGGCTCCTGCCCCATGACCACCCGTGCCGGCATGGATGCATAGTCAGCCGCGCCGAACAGGTAGGCCCACATCAGGTTCGCGCCGTCCTGCATTGCCATCGTGCCGTCAATGTCCGAGATCGGACCACGGCCCAGCAGCGGGCGGTTTGGGAACTCCACGAGCGGCAGCACGCCCAGCGGGTTCGGCATCGGGTTCGTGTCAGCACCCGACTCGCGGGACCCCCACCCGCCAGCGCCAAACCCTGAAGGCAGGATGATGCCCGCGGGAGTCCGACCGGAGACGACCACTGCGGACGTGGGGCGCTCGAACTTCCACACCTCGTCGGCCGCGTAGAGCGTCGCGTACTCGGTGTCGTCCTCGCGCCACGCCTTCAGCCCGTAGCCGCCCGAGACGATCGCCTGCGCCGAGTGCTCCCACGTCAGGACCGGCTCGTCGTTCTCGTCGCCCCACACAAGGGCGAACGAACGCGCCGTGACAGCCCCGGAGAGAAACCCTTGCGCCGACTGCGCGCCACCGTCGTTCGCATCCCAGTCGCGCCACAGGACCCGCTCCTCAGCCGACAACGTCTCGACGTCGTCACCCAGGCGGATGCCCGACACCTCGGTCAGCTCAGGCGCCGCAGCACCCACCACCCCGCACCAGTTGTCAGAGAAGCCCGCGAACCGCTGCCCGTGAAACTTCTTCCACTCATCCGAGGCATAGCACAACGGCTGCTCACCCGAGAAGTAGCGCTCCTGCTTGTCGATGGCGG